GTGGTCATGTTCGGTTAAACAATACCATACAAAATGATGTGTATTACACTGTTTGGGAGAATGTAGAAATCTCAGGTACTTTTGAACACTATGTGTGGAGAATATTTAAAAATGAGATGATACGGCCTGAATGGTTTGGAGCTGTTGGAGACGGAATAAATGATGATACCCAAGCTTTACAACAAGCTATTAAGATAGCCAGTGCTTGTGGTTCTGTTGTAAAACTGTCTGCAAGAAGATATCTTATTACAAAAACAGTTCACATATTCTCAGCTACACATATAGAAGGAACTTTACCAGGGAGTATAGACCGAAATATTCAAACCGGAACCTCTATTGAAGCTAAGCTTACGACCGATAATATCGCATTAGATGCAAATGCCAGTTATGAGAAGGATGGAGTAAAAGTAGATCCTTCGGGGTGTTATAAGTTTATTTTGAGAGATTTTAGCATTGTAAATGTAAATACCAACTCTGGTATAGGTCTTAGACTTTACAGTAAAGATGACACCTGCCCTCGTAACGGAGTTATTGAAAATGTATTTGTTTACAGTTTTGCTACAGGACTCGAACTAAACGCTTTCTCATATGTAAAAATGAGTTATATGTCTATAACTGATTGCCAAACAAGTATTCATATTGATCCAAAGGGAGGCTATGCTGAATTTATATGGTTTAGTAACATCTATATAAATACAAATGCACTTAATGCAGTTGGTATAAAAATAGAAAATGGTAATAATATCTATTTTAACGAAATCGATATAAATAGTTGTAAATATGGATTCTGGGCTAATGCTGTTAAAGCTATTTATAATTTGTTTGTGAATAAAATGAACGTAACCGGTTGTATTAATAGTGTTTGGTTTTATGCGAAAGACCAATATATTGCCCGTGTGAAAATGTCAGAAGTGAGTATTTATTCCTTCCCAAACAGTGAAGTCGGTATTTTATTTAGCAGAGTTGCTCCCTATTCTATTGAAGATAGTGTTTTTACAGATTTATTTGACTCTGTAACTACTGAAGCAGACTTTATAAGAATAGAAGATATAGGTATGAATTCGAGTGTTTTTGATGGAATAAGAACTAACAACAAGTTATCCGGCCTCTCACATGTAAGAAAAGTAGGTGTTTTGCCTATTCCTACTTGTGGTGAATTTATCGTTCCGGCAGGTACCATTGGGCAGTATAATCATATTGTATCTTCTTCATCACCATTTGATTATAATCCGGTAGTTACCGTTTCACCACAAAGAAATGTTGCTCTTAGTTCAACTTGTAGTAATGTTCAGATGGGAAATCTTACTATCAATGTATTGTTTGAAGAAGAGTTGCAACAAGATCTTCTTGTCCGTTACTCCTTCCCCCAATTCTGAAATAATTAGCATATACCGAATGTACAAGGAGTGTATATTCGGTATATAAATGAAGAAAATACGATATGAAATATGAAAAATGTTTATTCGTAGAATATGTAATTTTATTGTCTTTTTAAAAATTATCATTATGAAAATTATTATTAATCAATCTTCAAATCTTGCAGAACTGCAAAACCAGTTCCGCTATTCAAATTGCGTTTATATCATCAAAGTAGAGCAGCAAACCTTTGGTACTGCCGATTCTCCTTTGGTGATACCAGAAAATTCAACTCTGATCTTTGACGGAGGAAAATTCACCGGTGGTCATGTTCGGTTAAACAATACCATACAAAATGATGTGTATTACACTGTTTGGGAGAATGTAGAAATCTCAGGTACGCTCGAAAACCTTATCTGGAAAATATTCAGAAATGATACATTGCGTCCCGAGTGGTTCGGAGCAATTGGAAATGGAACACATGATGATACCCAAGCTTTACAACAATGTATAAAACTTGCCAGTGCAAATGGAGCTGTAGTGAAACTGTCGCCAAGAAGATATATAGCAACAGACACGATAAAAATCTTTTCTGGTACACACATTGAAGGTACACTTCCTGGGAGTAAAGATTATAATATAGTTGCTGTTCATAGAGGTTCTTCTATTGAAGCTCGTTTTAATTCGAGTAAAGTTTTGTTAGATGTAAATGCTGCTAATGATGACTCTGGATGTTATAATTTTATATTGAAGGATTTTGGATTATTGAAAGAAGCTGATAAACAGACTGTTAGTGCGATAAGGTTGTATAGCGAAGGATTTTTGTGTCCACGTAGCGGCCTTATAGAGAATCTTTTCATTTCAGGTTTTACAATCGGACTTGAGTTGAGAGCTTTCTCCTATGTGAAATTCTCAAGACTGAGTATTAATGATTGCAATATGAGTATTTATATTAATCAGAAAGGAGAATTTGTTGAATTTGCATGGTTCTATAATGTTTACTCTAATACAAATGTCAAGGATGCAATAGGTATTAAGATTGAAAATGGAAGTAATCTGCATTTCATTGAGACAGATATTAATGGGTGTAAATATGGATTTTGGATTAATGCGCTTGGTGCTATCTTTAATACCACTATTAGCAAAATGAATTTTGTAGGGTGCATGAGAAGTATTTGGTTTCATGCAGCAGAGCAATATATAACTCGTGTGAAGGTGTCCGAAATCACTATTTATGGATTTGAGGATTATTATGATTGTGACATATTATTCAGTGCCTCAAATCCTTACTGTATTGATGATTGTGTATTCACTGATCTGTTTGATTCGCTTCAATTTCCTTTGGGCAAAGAGAAAGATTTCATAAGAATTGAGGATATGAGTATGTGGTCATGTTCTTTTGATAGGATAAGAACTTACAATAAACTCTCTGGACTCTCACATGTGAAGAAAGCTGGTGTACTAGTTATCCCTAACCAGGGAGAATTCCTAGTTGACGGAAGTAAAGTGGTGAATAATTCTTTCACTTATCGTGTCTCAGATTCTTCTCCCTTCGATTACAATCCGACGGTGTTGGCTATGCCGCAAGATAATATTAAAATAACCTCTTCAACAACAAATACCCAGTTAGGAGATTTATTGATTAATATATATTTCCCCGAAGGCTTCGATACGGCTAAGAATCTTCTAGTCCGTTACTTCTTCCCCCAATTCTAATGAATGATGGTGTATTAATAAATAAGAGGAGAACTTGATTTTTTGAAACAAGTTCTCTGATTTTAGAATTAAATAATAATATAAATAATTATGAAACAAATTATAGATTTGTCGAGGCCTTCTTCTGTGATAAGGCAATCTGATTTTAATGTACCTAATGCTGTTTATAAGATCACACAAGATTTTGATTTAGAAGATAAAGTTATCTTGATACCCGAAGGGTGTGTGTTAAGTTTTGAAGGTGGAAGCTTAAATAATGGCAGTATAGAGGGAAATGATACCCTTATTAAAGATAATCAATTTAACGCTTTCTTTAAATCGGACCTTGAGTTGCTTGGTGATTTTTCTGTTATGAATATTGTGGCAAATTGGTTTGATGAGGTAGAAGATTGTAACATGTTTCAGCGGGCTTTTGATTTTGCACATACCATTTTTCAGGCAAAAAAGACATATTATTCCGCTTCTTCTGTATCAGTGTCCTGTCTTTCTAAGTCATATACTATGTCCAAAGGTGTTTATATCCCTGTTGGAGTTTCATTTAATGGGAATAAAGCAAGTTTGTTTCCTGGGAAAAAATGGGATTCAAATGATTATATGTTCAAATTGAATATCCAGAGAGAAGGAGCCGATTGGGAAGTACCATACCCAGGAAATATCTATGATGAATTCTGCTTTGTGAATTTCTGTAATCCGGATCAGCTATTATGTCATTTTATTTTGGGAGCTGATTCCAGAAACATACATAATATATATGCTTTTCGTCCTGCCATATTTTATAAACAAGTATATCAATATGTTGATAATAAACATTTTCATGATATAATTATCTCTGGTAAGAATTCATCTTATCCATTTGATTTTTCTAATTCTGATACTTATAATATACAATGGTTTTTGGGAGATGGTTGTGAAATAAATCATATTTCAGATGATGCGACAATATATATAAGTGCTGGTGCGAATGCTGCTGTACGAAATGCTATTAACGTAACACTATGTAGCAATGGTTGTAGAAATATAAATCTCGAAAATTTTCATAATGAGTCCGGGAGTATTATAGTTTGTAACTCTTCTGTCATACTAAAGAATGCATATTTTTATGCCCATCAAGACGGTGATATAAAAATAGTTGGGCAGTATAATACAGGAAGTGAACTTTTTCTGGAAAATGTGTTTTTTGGAAATTTATTAGGTTTGAGTAACTTCAATCAGTATTATCCTATTGTCAACAATAGTCCTTTTGAGAATTCAAGAATCAGGATAAAAAATGTATATGGCTTGATTAATAATGGAGGTGGTGGGCATAATTCAGGAAATGCAATCTTGTTGAAGTATAAAAATAGCTATAATGGCAAGGTACATACCATAAATCCTAATGGTGAATTTATCAATACTGAACACGTAACAGATAGCTATAAATATTTTGATTCTAACTCAGTTTTTCCATTAGATTGGGTAGATGGTACCGGAAAGGAAAAAGCTTATATAAGAGTAATTTACATTGCAGATGAAGATAGAAAGTTGAAGTTATTAGGAGGTACGCTTACAGATGAAGAAGTTTGCGTGAATTCTGTAGACTCAACGCAGTCATATCGTGCTACAATGTATGATAGTGGATGTACTGTACAGCAATTAACCAATCTGTTAATAAGAATATTTGTAGGACGTTCGAGTCATAATTATGACCGCTTTTATGATTTTGGAGTAGTAATGCAGAATAAAGAAACATTTCTTTTGATGGAAAATGGAGTTGATGGGTTGGTACATAAACAAACTGGTAATATTGATACTGATTATACTGCTTGTTCTGTTTACAAATCTGATAATTGCAATGTTTACGTAGAACTCTTAGACAATCAGTTACCCACTCAGGGAAATTGGAAATGTGGGGATACGATAATCTTGAATAATGGAGAGAAATATGTATACAATGGCAAACAGTGGGTATAACCTAAAAAATATTGAAACTTTTGGAATAATTAAATTCTGATAAAATCACTATACCAACACACGCCAGGTGCATACTTAGTGTCGCCGGGGCGTGTAAAAACAGAAAGACTATCGCGCTGATGTAAATCAACTTTATATCGTAATCACAAATCATCTTAAAGTAAACGGTCTGATGAACTAACGATATCTGGCAGGAAGAAAAAGATTGTATTGTGTAGCTTTTTATACCAGTTCCGGACTGGTTTTGCGATCTAAAAACAGAGGTCACGATTGCATCATTCAAATATTTCGCCTCTTCCTGTCAACTCTCTACTTTACAGTATGAATTTTTCAAAAACAAAGTTCATACTGTAAAGTAGAGAAAACAGATTCAAAAAAAATGCATAAAGATAGTATTAATTTAAAATAAGCAGATATGGAATGGATAATTAAAGAATTTTGGTTGGCAATACTTGTGTATTGTATGTGCTTTTTACTTGTGTTTCTCGCTATTGTCGGAGACTTGATTTCTGGTGTGAGGAAGGCTGTAAAAGCAGGTAAAGATCGTATGAGCGTGGGTTATCGTCGGACGGTTGACAAGCTGTGTAAATACTATAACTCGCTATTCTCGGTAAGTATCGTTGACTGTTTCCTGATGATGATAGTATATATATTCCAAACAAAAGGCTGGCTCATAAGTTTTCCTGTTTTTCCTGTTACTACTGTTCTGATGGGAGCCTATTTAGCATTCGTAGAAGTGCGTAGTGTTTTTGAGAAGCTGGAAGATAAGGAGAAAGCGCGGGCTGAGAAAGATTTGTCGGTACTCATTAAAATGCTCGATAAAGAGAATATAGATAAGGTAGTTACTATTTTAAAGGAGGTGAAGAAATGAATAAAATAGATTCTATCATTATTCACTGCTCGGCCACACGTGCCGGGCAGGACTTCCGTGCAAAAGACATTGACCATATACACAAACAAAGAGGATTTGCCCAAATTGGATATAACTTCATAATTGATCTTGATGGTACTGTAGAGAACGGGCGTCCACTTTCTATTGACGGAGCTCATTGTAATACCAAAGGATTCTCCGAAGTATCATACAACAAACACAGTATTGGTATCTGTTATATCGGTGGACTGGATATAACAGGACAACCGGCGGATACCCGCACTGAGACACAAAAGAACGCCCTTCGTGATCTTGTTGCAAAACTATGCAAGGAGTATGATATTGTTGAATTACTAGGCCATCGGGATACATCTCCTGACCTGAATGGAAATGGTGAGGTTGAACCGGCAGAATATATCAAAGCTTGCCCGTGCTTCGATGTACGTAGTGAGTTTAGCAATTTCCTTCGTAATACAATAGTGAAGCCATGAGAAAGTTAATATATACTCTAATCATATTTCTAATATCAGGAATATGGTTGTCTTCTTGTAAGACTTCACGTAATATGGATATTCAAAAGCAGGTAGATTATTCCAGTGATTTGCTGTTTCTCAAGAATTCTATAGAGCTACTGAGAACAGAAGTGAATAAACAAACGAAAATCACTTCTGCTAAATTAAGCAATTTGTTAATAGAGAATAAAACAATTGATTTATCTCCTCCAGATTCAACAGGTAAACAATATCTCATCAGGGAAAGTATTACCAAAGCTTCAAAGCAAGAGCAGGAGAAAATAGATGTGGATGAAATCATAGAACTTACTTTACAACAATTCTCCAAACAACTAAATGGCATTAGTGATAAAATGGATGTCTTTCTAAATCAAAAGGAAAAGGTAGTAGAATTATCCTGGTGGGATTTGAATCAGAATAAAGTTTATATAAGTATTACTTGTCTTATTATCATAGGGTGGCTAATATATCGATTAATGAAATAGTATATTTTGTTGTTTAAACTAACTGGCTATTTCTTTATTTTATGATTATGTGAAAGGATAATAAGTAGAGTGAAGTATTCCTGAAAAGACTAAAAGAATCCAATGTTTATTGATGATTCTTTTATGGTATGTTGTTGTAAATGAGGTTATATTGATTTTTTTATGTAGAAAGAAATATTGCTGAATATTTTATTAATGTTTAAATTGAGAAATTATGAATAAAGATTATTTTTTGAATGAAGAGGGGCATCCCATTAATGTGGTACAGGAACGTGGTTATAATGAAAGTGATGTTATGAGTCAAAAATCTATAACCGAAGAGTTTGATAAATATGATATTTTTATAAATAATATGTCATATAATGAGATAGAAATTAATTCATTGAAGAAACACTTTGCAAAGAAGTTAGATATAAATGGAGATTTAGAGAGTACAGGGGTTGAATATTATGTAACAGATTACATTCCAGTACAACCTTTATTGACAAATATTGAATACTCTTTACGTTGTAATGACGGAGATTCATTACTTATTGCGGCATATGATATAGATAAAAAACATATAGATGATAATGATGTTGAAAACAATCATTATACATGGAAGTCCGGAAAGTGGTCTGCTGGTGTTAATACTCATTATATTAGAGTTTCATTTGCTGTACTAGAAGATGGTATGAGTACATTTAATGTGACAGGATTTACGTAACTTAACGGATAAAATGATAGTTGAAATCAAAAACGAAAACGAAAAAGCTGATTGATGACTTGAATGACAAAGTTGCTACTGCTGTTTCTGCTGTCAGTGGTGGAGTATGGTCCAGGCGTGAAGGGATTATGTTCGCCGGGAACGCGGATAGAATTGATGAAGAGTTGAAAGAAATCGAGGAAGAACAGAATTTGAAAAATGAAAAGGTGATTCCTTCTACAAAAGAATGACTTTTGGTTAATTGTGAATAGATAGCGGAGTTTTTCAGTTCCGCTTTTTTATTTTGAATAATTCGATATTATAAAATATTTATGCTGTAATGGTTTTATAATTCAAAATTATTTAGTACTTTTGTATCAAATGAACAACGTATGAGAATAGTATCACATAAAAAGCTGAAAGCTTTCTATGAAACCAAAGGTTATGAAGATTCACGCATAGCCTTAGAGCGTTGGTATGATATAGCAGAAAAAGCCGAATGGAAAAATTTGTCTGATATAAAGGTTGATTTTCTTTCTGCTGACTATGTAGGCAACCAACACTATGTTTTCAATATCAGAGGCAACAACTATCGGTTGGTTGTCGTTGTTAAGTTTACGATAGGGTATGTCTTCATCCGATGGGTCGGTACTCATAAAGATTACGATAAGATAGATTGTTCAACCATTTAAGATATAGGATATGAATAAAGTAACGAAAGAACAATATGAATTTGCACTGGCGAGAATAGAGGAACTTTTGCCATTGGTTGATGATAACACCCCTGCAAACGATAAGAATGCAGTGGAGCTCACTGTTATGTCCGATATAGTGATTGCTTATGAAAAGGAACATTATCCAATAGAAAAACCTACTGTTGCGGAATTGATAGAACTTTCTCTTGAGGAAAAAGGAATGACGCAGAAACAACTTGCCGGTGAGATCGGAATAAGCCCTTCACGTGTTAATGACTATCTGTCTGGACGTTCGGAGCCAACTTTGAAGATAGCAAGACTTCTTTGTCGGGTGTTGAATATTCCTCCAGCTGCAATGCTTGGATTTTAAACAGAAAAATATAATACTAAGTATAAATTTCATTTTGATACTATGAGTGAAATAAAGATTGGTAATGATGATTTTATCCTTTATATAAGGAAGAATCAGAGGGCAGATGGGTTGATGTCTAAAACAAAGAATGATAGACTTGGTCGGATGATATGGGAATTTATTAGAGATAATAAATTCGGAAATAAAGTTTCAGAGGATAGTGTTTCTTGCATTTGGAATCCTATAGGATGCAATGATGATGGATTTGGACTTCCTAAAAATGCAACTCAATTTTATATTGATACTTCAAAACTGGAAGTTATTTATGATGAATTGTATCTAATGTCTCAAAGATAAGTTTATAAATTCAAAATGAAGCCGTGTTCCTTTATTGGTTCACGGCTTTACTATTATCCTTTTAGCCCAACAATATCTTGGAACATTTTAGATATATAGGGATATAACTTATTGAAAATGTAAATATCCGCCTTTTTGTCATCGCAATCATTCTTTAAAAGGAATCCTTCTATTTTTTGCAGAATATCACAAAGTGGAATTTGCTTTCTATATGTCCTTTCCTCTAAATTATCTTTTATGCGGTAATAAGAATCTACATATGGCATTCGACCATACCAGGATAAAACAGATTCAGAGTGCGCTTTTGAATGCTTTTTGCAGCCTACTATAAAAAAATACGGGCTACATTCTGACGAACTAGGCATGGAGGTGGATAATGTTATAGGATATTCTAAGTTTGCTTTCATGCAAGGCAAAGAAGTGAGATTGTTTGGTGATTTTATTTTTCGTGATAGTCTTTACTTCTCAAATTTGCGTTTTCTGTAATCAACTATTCTATGTGTTTTAGGCTCTACTACTTTGGTTTTAGAGCCTTTCTTGTTTATTATCAAACCTTTTCTCAATTGTTTGGTATCGTTCATCCTTATATTTCAAAAACAGCTACTTACTATCTACTTTTATACCACGAATTTTGATATAATAATTTAATTCATACGGTATGACAATTATAGAACAAATTTTAGCAGGACTTCAAACCAAATTTACTGGGGTGGATGCTGCTATTCTCACCCGAATTGCCACTAAAAAGGCAGAGGGCGTAACGGACGAGACAAAGGTAAACTCTATTGTTGAGGGTATCAACTTTTCGGACGTGCTTAATTCCTATGGTGATTTCCGTGCCGGGGATGCTTCAAAAACGGCAGTGACTAACTACGAGAAGAAGCATAACCTTAAAGACGGTAAGCCAGTCGAGACTACCACTACTACCACAACCACCAAAGCGGAAGACAAGCCGGATGATATGGCTACCATCATTGCCAATGCAGTGAGTGCAGCCGTTAAACCGCTTTCTGACAAGCTCGCTCAGTTTGAAACGGAAAAGTCGCAAGCAACTCGGCAGGAGCAGATTATGGCAAAGGCAAAGGAGTATGGTATTCCCGAAAACTACGCCAAGCGATGCGCCATCAAAGACGATGAGGACTTGGATACTTATTTCAAGGACTTGAAACAGGAGTTCGCAAATGACGGCTTCAAAGGCGTAACCCCTCCCGAATCAGCGGAAGCGAAGATTGAGAAAGAAGCTGAATCTATCGCCAAGATGATTGACGAGGGAACGAATGCTATTGTTGAACAAAACAAGAATTAATTATGTCAGCAGGATTTAAGTATGACTTGGTTCCGCCTGTTGAGCAAGAGGAACGTTACGATGTCCAGACAGGCATCCGTAGACGTGGCCCGTTCAAGCTCGACACGCAGAACCTTGTAGTGGGAAGTTTTCTTCCTGGATTTACACCGATTTGTGCGGACTTGAAAAACAAGTTCGCTTATGCGGTAATCAATGTGGAAGTAGTGGAAGCATACGCAACCGGTGATACTGCATTGTCCATTAAGGTAGCCAAGAACTCTTTGGCATACACGGGTATGTTCATCGGAAGCGGTACGAAAGGTGCGGAAGTAACGGCTATTGACAAGACCAACAAAGTGTATGATGTATTGACTATCAAGGCTGCTTTTGGTGAGGACATAGCCAGAGATGCGGTACTCTTTGAGGCGGTTGCGGTTGATGGCTTGAAGCAGAAGCACGTGGCAAATTCGGCTCTGTACAACCGGACAAAGGTGGAGGATGGAATCACTTTGGTTTCATTGCTTCGTACAGCCGCAGAGATTGAGTCTTCAAAATTGGTTATGCCGTTCTCTGAGAATGATAAAGCCAACATGAAGGGATGGTTTGAATTTAACGAGTAAGGAGGTAGGATATGTTTTTAACGATTCAAACATTATTCGATGATGCGAACATTGTTTCTGCTATCATCAGACGTGTGAACCAGACACGTAAGGACACAATCTATTGGCAGCAGTATCTTACTTTCCGTAGAGTAACTACTCGTGTGTTCAAAGATTATATCGGTTCTGTAACTGGGGTAATGGCTGGTTCTATCAACTCACGTTTTGGAGAGAAACCTATTCGTGAACGTAGGAATATCGGTTCTGGCTATGGCGAGATTGCCTATTTGGGTGATGCTTATCAGATGTCTATTGACCGCCTTTCTGAATTGCAGGATTTGATTGACAAGTTCAATGCGGCTAAACCGGCAGACCAAAAGGCCGCAATGGAAGAGATTGTAAGCTTTCTGGCAGATGATTACCGTCAGATTACCCTTGCCGCCCACAAGCGTATGGATATTATTATCGGTGCGCTGTTGATGCTTGGTGAAGCCACAGTTTACAACAAGGATGCCGCAATCACTTCCGGTCAGACCAATAATAAACTGCTGGAGATTGCCCTTCCGTTCAACTTTATCAAGCCGACAAGTGGAGATGTGGTTGTGGACGGAAAGAATATGTTTATCTCTTATTTGAGAGAGAAGCTTCATTCTTTAGCTCCGGATTTTGGCGTTTATGCCAAAATGATTATGACTCGTGCATCTTTCAACAAGCTTATTCTTGGTTCATCCGAATTTGGTGAACAGTATAAGATGATTCTTGGTACTAATGAAATGAAATTGAGTACGGGGTTGGTTTCCTCTTCTTTGGCTTCCGAAGTGTTCACCGGTATCGGTTTGCCACGTATCGAAATCAAGGAAGACTATGTGAAAGACCAGACAGGAAAGAACGTGCAGATTTACGCAGACAACCGCATTACTCTGTTGCCTTCTGATCAAATTGGTTATATGCGCCATCATACTCCGTATGAAGCGACCGATCCGGTACAGGGACGTACTTACATTCCGTCAGAGGGGCAGATGCTTATCTCCAACTATCGTGACAAAAACGGTCGCTACATGGAATATACGGCAGAGTGGATTCCGCAGATTACTAATCCAGACTTGATTACCAATTTCGACCTGAGCGAGATTGTTTCAATTCAATCAGCATAAGGAGGTGGCTATGAAAGTAAAGGTTATATCTGTTTTCCGAGACAAGTTCACCGGGAAGTATTGTACCCCCGGTGAGGTGATTGAAGTCGGTGAAGAATCCCGTGTGTTGGATATGGAGAACCGTAAACTCGCTGAACGGGTTGAGGTGAAAACTCCCGAAGTGAAGGCTCCCGAAGAAAAGAAAGAGGTTAAAATATCCCTTTTTGAAAAAGAGTTTGATAAAAAGGTTTTGGTTGATGCTTTAAAGTCTATCGGCGTGCAGGCTTCCGGTAACATGAAAGAAGAAACTCTTTTGGCTAAGATCTCAGAACTGGATGAAGAATCAACTGCCAAGCTGAAAGAAGCATTAGGTATCAAGTAAGGATAGGGTAGTGTTTCTACCCTTCCATTGTCTAATTTTATAAATCAGAAAAGAAATGAAGAATTTTATTTTTGCTATGTGTGGCTTTTTGATGATGTCTTTGGTTTCGTTGGACGTGCAGGCATCAAGTGTGGAATCTCCCAAGTGTGAGTATGTGAATCCATCTGTTGATGTTGGTTTGCCAGACATTCAGTGTATCACTTTTGAAGCATCTTCTGTTGATTGTGTTGTGCTGATCACTCCGCAGCCAATATTTATGGTTGTGGATAGTCCGGTGAAGCAAACAGTAACTATTACGGCAATGCAAAGGAAACAGATTTCAGTTCCTAAATACCCGTTCCGGTACGTCTATAAGTCGAAGTATTGCACACATTATAGTCATACAGCATATAGTAAACTGATTACACCATATTAAGATGACGGTAAACGACTACATACAACAGAAGTTTCAGACATTCGGCATTCAGGTATCGGAGGCTGACCTTTTGGATATGTGTCTTACCTTGAAGATAAGCGGAGAGGATGAGATGAACGAGGATTGCTACGGTCGTGTCTCCGTTGCGATTGCGAAGTTCATCCCCTCTCTATTACTTCGTGCCACTTCAATCAGTGAAAGCGGTTTCTCTATGTCTTGGAACATCCAAGGGATTAAGGACTACTATTCATTCCTCTGTAAGGAGTACGGATTGAAAGACGAATTAAGCAACAAACCTAAATGCACTTTCTTATGATATTCGCTCCACACATATTGCAGGTAAAGGTGATTAAACCAATGGATAAAGATGAGTTCGGGCGACCGATTCCTGGTACTGGTGGTGAAAGCTGGCAAGATGTATGCAAGTGCCGTTGTGATGATAACACTACCAAAGAGTTTACGTCTGATAACGGTTCTGTGTATCGTCCTAATTACCATGTAGTATGCGAGAGTCGAATTACTGTCAAGGCAGGGAATGAAGTCCGTTGCATGGATGGTGATAATGTGAGATGTCAAGGTGGAGTTTATGCGGTGAAGAGTACTAACTACTTTAATTACTCGGAATTATGGATGTAGATTTTGATTTCTCTGATGTCGATCAGTTCTTTGAAAAAGGAGAAGCTGAAATACTTGCAGGTATGGAAGAAGAAGGTAAAGCTTTTGTGGAAGATGCAAAGCAAACGGGAAGTTATACTGATCGTACAGGGTGTTTAAGATCATCTAATGATTATGAGGTTGATAAAGATGGCTTAACTCTTAAAAACGAAGCAGAATATGCCTCATTTGTGGAGTCTAAGGGTTTTGAGGTTGCTGGTAGTGCTGCCATAAGAACCGAGAAACGATTAAAAGATAGATTTGAACGATGATTGTAACTACTGACATAGGAAATATTCTTTATCGGGATTGTAAGGCTTTCGGAATAGATATGATACCGGATGGTGAAACGCTCACGGGTGAATTGAAGTATGAAAGGATTGTCATCCATGTAAAGAAGCAACAATTAGGGACTTACTGGAAGAAGTCTTTTGTTGAGGTGAATCTTTGTGTTCCCGATTTGAGTGAGAATGAAGCGAACACCATTCGTTTGAATGAGCTTGAAAGACAAGCCAGCAAGCTGTTTGACGATGTAGTGAATACCTATAACGGAAATCGTTATCGTTACTCTATTGAATCAATTGGCACAGAAGCGGACACTGCTTTGAAGTGTCATTATGTGAATGTGAGAATTTTGTTTAATGTTTTAAATGTAAAATGATATGATTACAGCAGTAGAAATTGACGAATTGTATTATGCAGAACCTGTTACAACTGTCACAGATAAGTCTAAAGGTCTGTCAGGTGCAGAGGTTGCCGTTATCTTGAAAAATGCAGCAACGAAAAAGGTACAGAATGTACATGGTGATACGTACCAGTATGAAGAAGCGGAAGCAAGTGTAACTCGTTACAAAAACGCTTTGACGGGTGAGTACTACCGGGAAACATCCGAACCGGGTGAAGTGAAAATCAACTTTACCATTGGTGAGTATGACTACAAAACCAAAGAAGATTTGCAAGGTGGTAAAGCCACTGAAAAGAGTTGGGAAAGAGACAAGCATAAGCCTATTCATAAATGTGTGATTGGTAAAACCAAAGACGGAGTTTATGTGGTGTTCCCGAAAGCGGCTATCAATGCCCGTGGCTCTAATACCGATAAGGCTGTCGGATTGGCTGTTTCAGCCGTTCCCCTTGCTACAGGCGTAGATGGATTGGCTTCCGAAAAGTGGTTTGACGAATCGGAAGTAGTTGTTCCAGAAGGATAAGGTAATAAGATCGTTTAATTGAAAGGGTGGAAGTGGTGTTTACTGCCTTCACTCTTTTTTTTATTTAAGATATATGAATCAAGGTGCAAAAATTGTTTCGGATGCCATAATAGGCAATGATTTTAAAGTTGTGGTAGTGAATGGGAAATCGTATATCATTTATCCTCCTACTATTCATAAAATAGCCGGAGCAGCAAGCTATTTGTCGAATGTAGGAAAGATAGAGAACTTAGAGGACATATTTCTATCTATGAAAGACACTCCCAATGCCTCACATGCTCTTTCCTGGTTTATTAATGGAAATGATGAACTATTTGAAGAGTTGTCAAAGGGAACATTTGAAGAAAATGTGGAAGCTTTATCCATTGCTTTCTCATTGATTTCGGTTGAAAATTTTATGAAGCTGTCAGCTTTAGTGAAGAACGTAGCAAGTCTGGCAGCGAAACAGAAGTAGCGGGAAATAACTGCCTACTCGGACAGATTGCATCGTTCATGGATTCGTTACACTTAGGATATGAAGAGGTAGTGTATAAGATTCCATATCGCAATCTGGTAATAATGCAGATGGATAAGCTCCATATGGTATATGGAGAAAGGGTAAAGAAAACATCTGGTAAAGATATGGTGAAAAGAAAAGGGTAAAGAAAAAGCCGGAGGAATCCGGCTTTTATTATGTTAGCTTTAGTAATTGTATTACAAACACAAATGTGACTATCAATGTTGAGATAATAGTAACCAAAGACCTCCATGTCGTTTTGCTGATCCTTTTCCCATGATTTTGTATCTCTTCCTGTGATTTGCTCATTATTGCACTTTCAAAACGGCTTTTTTCCATCATTTCGTAATCAACAAAGACCAAATTTAACATATTAAATATAGGTAGTAAAATCCACCATGGATTTGTTTGTGAGTTTGGTATGGCTATTATTACAAAATATCCAGCAATCAACATATTGTTGAAAGAGAAAAGTTTATCATGGATTCTGTCATAATAATGAAGGATATCACGTAATCCTTGCTTTTCCTGTTCTTTGAAGTTATTAATCATTTCATCAGCCTCTTTCCAGCTTTGCTCTATTTCGTTATCTATCATAATGTCTATTTTATTAAATACCTCATGCATGTTTGATGATTTATGCGTATTTTATTGATTCTTTTTTATTATTTATAAAATGCAGTACAAGAAAACTTCCCTTAGAATGATAAAACATGCGTGTTTTTGTTCCATATTTCCCTTTAAAAAGTCCATAGTTCTTTAATTCGATGATTTTATAACTATTTGCCTTGATTGTTATAACTGGGGATAATCCTATTTCATGAGATTTATTAAATTCACTTTCTTCTTCTGGAATATATTGATAAATAAGCCGTTTACTACCTTTTCTTACTTCTATATCAAAACAAACAATATGAATATCTCTATTCATGTTATTATATAACCTAAAAATTAGTTTTTCTTCAACTTTTTCGGGAAAGATCAAATTTATGCAATCGGCCATAATAGGAGTTCTCCACCTATATACCATATATATGCTAATAATAGATAATACAATTCCTATTATGCTTATAAAGAAAGACATAACAGAACCATATAGCCTAAAGAATAATGCAATATCCATTTTGTTTATTTTTCCATCTTAAATTTTTTTCCACAATTGGGGCAGGTGATTGTTCCGCTTTCCTGCTCAAAGAGTTCCATAAAATCTACTCCCAAAACTTTTGCGATTTCTTCAAGCCTACTAACTGTTGGATTCCCATTTAATGACTTAGACAAACCGACCTCTGTCATTCCTAATTTCTCTGCAAGGTCTTTCATCATCAGCCCTTTTTGCCGACATACTTCTTTTATTCTATAATTCATATCAATTAAACTATTTGTTTATTTGGCAAAAATAGGAATAAAAACACAAATTGGATAATAAATCATATAAAAATATCCAATTTGTTTGATGATTAATATTCATTAACTATAAATTCTTGCTTTAATAATTAATCTAATCGTATATTTGTATCGTGATAATTAAACGAATTGGATAATTCACTATTAAAACATACAATTATGAAACGCTTCAATTTATCCCAAATCATGAAAGACGCTCATAGCTTCTTTAGAAGTAATTCAAGAATGGGTAGAACCTTTGGCGAGTGTTTGAAACTCGCTTGGCGTTGGGCGAAAGATGCTATCAAGTTCAAAGAAGAAAGAGAAGCTAAGATAAAAGCTATGTTAGCCAATCAGAAGCCGGTAGAGCGTATTTCTTATAATGATAGTAAGATTACATGGTCTGACTGTTACAATTCAAATAGTAGAGGTTATATGGGTTCTCAATACTGCGGTGATTGAACAGGGTATAAAGACATAAAATATAAACGAATATGAAAACAGAAGAATTTTTATCCCAATTATTGGGCGTGACAGAAACAAAGGTTTCTAATCATAATATGAATCCTATTGGCTTTGTACACTATGATAAGCCAGATAAAATAGAAAAGCCTGTTCAGCAGCAAATAAACTCTCTCTTGGTTGAACCCGCTACGGTTGCATTGCTTGATGCTCTTAGAGAATGGTTTGAGTTTGAAGCTACCAATTACACTTGTGGCGGATTTGGTTGTCAGAATGACTATGTATTGAAAAGTAAGATTGAAGCTGTTAGGAAGTTATATCCTAAGAAGAAATAGTTTTCGAGCTACCAAAAGCAGATACACGATTATATTATAAAGGCAGTCTTAGCACGACTTTAGGGGCTTCCTTTCTCACTCAATGAAAATAGTAAATTTTATATATTTTTGATAGTCAATTATTTAAGCGGTATTTGAATTTCAAGATTTCATTGTTTTGTAAATAGCGTTAGTTGCCTTTATATTTTTGCATCATAATTAAAATCAAAGAGACAATAATTAATTCAATGGAAAAATGAGTATGAAACAGGCTAAAATCAGACCGCCGCCTATGATTTTACAACAATTGATGAATTGTTGGTTATCCGGCAAAAGAAAATTCTTCCCTTACACGATTATAAAATAAGTTTGCAGAGTATTTACGAACCTTTTGCTAATTGTTCGGTCTAAGCACGACACTTTTTAGGCTAAATAGTTGGTTGGTGGTAAATTCGCAGACAGAAATAACGCAGCTATCCTCACGGCTGAAAATATAACCCCGCCATTGGTAAGAAGTGAGGAGCTTGCCTTTGGTGGGGTCTAATTTTTTAAAACTGTGTAAAAGTATGAATAATATTCAGATTTTCCAAAATGAGCAGTTCGGAAAAGTGAGAATTGCGATGAATGAGAGTGATGAACCTTTGTTTTGCTTAGCAGATGTGTGTAGTGTTCTTGGGCTAAGACAAGGTGATGTAAGACAGAGGCTTGATGATGGGGTGGTTTCAACCCAACCCATCACCGATAACTTAGGGCGCGAGCAGCAAGCTAACTTTGTAAGCGAAGACGGATTGTATGATGTAATCCTTGACAGTCGTAAACCAGAGGCTAAACAGTTCCGTAAGTGGGTAACAAGTGAAGTTTTGCCATCCATTCGTAAGCATGGTGCATACATGACCAACGAAACACTTGAAAAGGCTTTGACCTCACCCGATTTTCTAATTCAGTTGGCAACCAATCTGAAAGAAGAAAAGCAGAAGCGCATCGAAGCCGAACAGGTTATTCAGAAAAATGCGCCAAAGGTTTTGTTTGCCGATGCTGTTTCGACTTCTCAACGTTCTTGTCTTGTGGCTGAATTGGCGAAGATATTGCAACAAAACGGAGTGAATATCGGTCAAAACCGTTTGTTTACTTGGATGCGTGAACATGGTTATCTCTGCCAAAAGGGGCAGTATTATAACCAGCCAACACAGAAATCAATGGAATTGGGATTGTTTGAATTGAAACAGACCTCAATCACTAAACCGGACGGTTCTGTATTGGTAACTACTACCACAAAGGTAACAGGTAAAGGACAAATTTACTTTGTTGAAAAATTCTTGAATAAGGATGCTGCCTAAAAGTAATGCGCACCTCGTTAAATTGGGGTGCGCTATTGTGATTTGCTTTCAAATTAGTATCTTTAACAGCGCTTTTTTCGGAAGGTGCTGTTAATTAATAATTTACTTATTTATGGATAAAATAAAAATTGGTAACAGAACTTTTTTCTTAGGCATAATTACTTCTACAACTTTTAAAGTGCTCGAAGAGCAAATCAAAGGTTTGACAATTCCAGACCCGGCTTCTGACGGTAAAACTGATGTCGGAGATGCAGTATTATTTATCTTAACAGCTATCTTTGATGGTGACGAAGAAAAGGCATTTGAAATAGGTCAAGAGCTTGCCCAGACAGAAATTGAGAATGTGAAGATTGAGCAATTAATCGAAGCTATCGAGATAATTAGAAGAAAAATAGAAAAAGGGTGACGAATCACCCTTTATTCCTGCTTATAATAACATTCATCAATCCTACTATTTCATTAACTTTTGCCCCATCAGAACCAAGAGGAATTTTTACTATTGGTTCTGATAGACTATTTATATTGACAATCACTGTATAGTCATGTATAACTTTGTCATTCTCTTGTTTAACGGTGGTTTCTTTTCTCGCAGTAGCTCCGCCAACAACAGCGCCAACACCACCAGTTAGGACACCTCCAACAATCGCACGCTTAGCCATATTTCCTGTACTTGTTTTGGTTTCATAAGAAACACTACCTTTTACTGTATGTTGATTATCATTGAAAGTACAGCTTAATATATCACTCATTGGCAAGTCTTTTCCTAAAAGCCAAATACGATTGACCTTTCCAAATACTATTATTTCTTTTTGGAGATTAAGTTCTTCAAAAAGAATAGATTTGTCAGGTTGTCCATATTTGGAGATTAATTCATTCTTTTGGGCATTATATATAGGACTTTTTTGTTCAAATTCAGCTTGTTTTTGTACTTTTCTTTCTTCTTGCCTACGTTTCCTTTCTTCTCTTTCTTTTTTGTTTTTTTTATTTTGCCATATAGAACTCGAAATTCCTCCTGTGATAGCCATTATGATCATGCACCAAAAGAAATGGTCATTAAAAAGGCATATAAAAGCTATGATTGTCCCAATGATAAAAACAATAGGAGCTACAGAAATTTCGCTTGAACTATTTTCTTTTTCCATAATTGTGTGTGTATTAAGTTTGTTTACAAAACTACCTAAAAAACTTTAACCTTCAAACTTTCTCACGACAATTTTTCAATTGTCGTGTATTTGCTACCTTAGAAATAGCAAAATTTACTACCAATTTCTACTTTCACATTTATTTTCCCACAATCGGCTTATTGTTGCATGTTTCATAGAAAATAAGTGGACTAAAGTTTGGATATGCTGTAAATTTGAGTAGTAATTAATTAAAATATATAGAATATATGGCAAAATTAGCATTTCGTGTCGATGCCGATACGTCCCCAGTAAAGAAGTTTAGAACCGAGATTGAGCAGATTGAAAAGACAATGCTTCGAATTAAAGGCGAAAATTTTAGTTTCAACCATTGGCTGAAAGAGTTTGACCGATTGAAAACTGAGTTAGAGAAAAAACGTGCTCAGATTAATGATATTAAAAAAGATATCCTTACAGTTAATCCCATTACAGATAGAAAGAAATTTGATTCTTTGAATACAGAGCTTTCTAAATCAACAAAAGAACGAGATACTTTGATTGATAATACAATTAATCTAAGTAATAAATTCGGGAAGGCTTATGATGATTTGGTTACTACTCTTGGAAAGGCTCAAAAGGTGACTGATGAAGTTACAGCAAGATTTATAGAGCAAAAACAAGTTGTAGCTAACTTGCAATCAGCAGTACGCTCATTAAATGCTGAACATAGAAATGCTAATAAAGGTGATAAGGTTGGTATTCGTTCTCAAATTACCTCTAAGCAAAAAGAGCTTGAACAACAACGAGTCACTTTAAATGCTTTGAAAGCAGAACAGGAGCGTGCGAAATTGGTTGTAAAAGGTTTATCGGATGAAACACGTAATTATGAAAAGGTTGCAGGAAAAGTATCAGGTACACAAGCGGAAGCTAACCTGGTCATGGGTAGATTTGAACAAACTCTTTTGAAGATTGGAGGATTGGCTACTTTACAGAGTTTTGCTTCTGATGTAATCAGAGTTAGAGGCGAGTTTCAAAAAACGCAGGTGGCCTTTGAAACTATGCTTGGGTCAAAAGAGAAGGCTGATGCACTTATGTCTCAAATGATAGAAACTGCTGCTAAGACACCTTTTGACCTTCAAGGGGTTGCGGATGGAGCAAAACAGCTATTAGCTTATGGTACAGAGGCTGAAGATGTGAATGATACTCTTGTTAGGCTTGGTAATATTGCGTCTGGTCTTTCTATTCCACTTGGTGATATGGTTTATCTGTATGGCACAACGCAGACTCAAGGACGCTTATTTACGCAAGATGTTCGGCAATTCATGGGGCGCGGTATTCCTTTGGTGAAAGAATTAGCTACGATGTTAGGTAAGACCGAAGAAGAGATTAATAATATGGTTACTGCCGGACAGATTGGTTTCCCTGAAGTAGAGAAGGTTATCCGTAAGATGACTGATGAAGGTGGCCAATTTTATAATTTGATGGAAAAGCAGTCTCAAACGCTATCAGGACAGATTAGTAATCTCGGTGATGCTTGGGAGCAAATGTTGAACTCGATAGGAGAGGGTACACAAGGGCTTTCTTCTAAAACAATTTCTATGGCTACAATAGCTGTTGAACATTATGAAGAAATAGGACGTATCTTAATTGGATTAATTGCTACTTATGGGGTTTATAGAGCCGCTCTCATGACGAATATTGCTCTTACGCACAGTTGGGCTGTTGCTACACGGGTTGATACAGTAGCTAAAGGTATACAGACTGTTGCGACAAATGTACAAACTGTTGCTCAATTGGCATTGAACTCTGCGATGAAAGCAAATCCTTTAGTATTAGTGACTACTCTTGTCATGGGTGCTGCTGCGGCTATGTGGGTTCTTGCCGACCATACATCTGCTGCAGAGGAAGCACAGAAGCGTTTTAATGAACAAAAAGAAAAAACAATTAAAAAAGAACAAGAACATAAGCAAAAGCTCGAAGAACTTATATCTACAATTCAAAATGAATATACTTCATCTTTGGACAGGGTGAAGGCAATAAACTCAATAAAAGCGAATTATCCGTCTCTCTTTCAGAAATACATTGATGAGAAAGGGCATATTCGCGATTTGATTGGTTTATGGAAAGAATATAATGAAGAGGCGGGGCGCGAAAAAGTAGAGGGAAATAGGAGAAGATCAGAAGATTTGGTAAGAATTATTTCTGAACAAAAATCTATTCAAGCTATATTTAAGGAGAAGGGGTTTAATTTTGAGTCTTATACAAAAGAGGAGCTTGAATGGTATAAGCTATATAAACCATATGATGAAGGTGGGTTAAAAAAAAGTATTGATATAAACGAGAAAGAATTAACCTCTTGGAAAAAGGAGGTTCGTTCTGATGAACTCGCTCAATGGCAGCTTGATTTAAAGAAAAATACTGATGTTCAAATCAAATCAGAATTAAATGAGATGAAACGCCTTCAACAAGCAAGGAAGAATAATAAATGGTATTCTTTGAATGTAGGCGTTGGCTCTTTGAAGGGTGGAACTACTGAACCAGAACTTCAAAGCAGAATAGATGTGCTTGAATCAGAATTAATTTCGCGTAATTCTAAATCGGAAGTAAAGAACAAAACCTATTGGGAAAAACAAAGGAAAGAAGCTCAAGAGAAACTTGATGCACTCACCGATATTGAAGCTGCTGGAGAAAAAGGTGTTGCGTTGAAAAATAAAATCAATGAATATGATAAAAAGATAAACGCATTTTCAGCCAATACTTCCAAGCAAGAGGACCAAGCCAAAGAGCAAGAAAAATTAAGAGCATTACAAGAAAAGCAGTCAAAGGATACTATTCGTCAAGTAAAGGACTTAGAGCTTGAAGCTACTCAGTCTAAGATAAATGCTATGGGCGAAGGTTCTGAAAAGACTATTACTCAAATGCGACTTGATCATGAAAAGGAGATTGAAACGCTAAAACGTAATCGTGAGGATTATCTACAGAAGAAAATTGATGCGGAAAGAAGTTTGTTTGAATCTAACCCCAAGAATAAAGGGAAATCTTTTGATTCTTCTAATGTATTTCTTAGTAAAGACGAAGAGGGCATGTTTAAAAACATGTTGGAATCAACGATTACCAAACAAGGTAATGATATATCATCTTACTACAAAGAACTGCTATCTAAGTATCAAGGTTACGCAGAAAAACGGTTAGCGATACAGAATAAGTTTCAGCAAGAAAGAGACGCTCTTGTAAAAGCTGGTGCATCGAAAGAAGCACTCGCTGAAAACGACTATCAGCGTGACGAAACTCTACAGTCTATAGATAACGAGTTCGCTATGCGTGAAGATTCCTTTAAGGCATGGGCAGACAATATAGCTGATCTTAGTTTGGAAAAGCTGCGTGAATTGCTTGTTCAAGCAGAACAAGAATTACAACGATCTGAATTTCTCAACCCAAATGATTCCCAATTAGCAGGACAAAGAGCAAAAGTTACCTCGCTGAAGAATACTATCAGTGAGAAGGCTGCAAAAAACAATACATCGCCAGATAAACGTAGTAAAAAGGAGTGGCAGGACTTGTATAACACACTTTCTAAGGTAGAGAAGGAATTTGATGAAATAGGAAGAACAGTTGGCGGTACAGTCGGGGAAATTATATCTGCCGCTGGAACTATTACTACTTCAACCCTGCAAATGATTGATGGTATCACAACTCTGGCAAATAGTTCATCTGATGCAATGGCAGGAACAGCGCAAACTGCATCTAAATCCATCCAAGCAGTAGAGAAAGCATCTGTCATTCTCGCCATTGTCGGTGCAGCTTTACAAATAACAATGAAGATGTTTGATTTATTTGGTGGTGATGATACAACAGAGAAATATGAAAAGACAAAAGAAACTTATGAATCTTACATCAATATCTTAGACAAGGTTATTGACAAGCAACTTGAATTAGCAGAATCCTTATATGGTGATAATGCAAATGCTGCCTACGAGAAGGCTATTGAACTTGTCAAGACACAGAGCGATGCTGCACGGGTATTGGGTAAACAGTATCTTAATTCCGGTTCTTCTTGGAAATCTCACTCAAAAGGATACAGCGAAGTGGATGATATGTCTTGGGAAGGATGGAATGATGCGGCAAAAGCATTAGGTATGTCTGTTGATCAGTTTAAGAGTAAAATGGGAGGACGTATGGAAGGTCTTTTTGATCTTACTGATGAACAGCTTGAAAAACTACAAGCAGAAGCGCATATATTCTGGGCTCAATTAGATTCTGATACTCAAAATTATGCCAATCAGATAGCGGAAGGCGTTGGAAAAGTAGCTGAAGTTATGGAACAGCGAATGACTGATACAACCCTCATAGACGTTGATACCCTTCGTTCCGATTTTCAGGACTTACTCACTGATATGGATGCCAATTCTGCCGATTTTGCAGACAACTTTGAGGAATATATGAGGAATGCTATCCTAAATTCTATGTTGAAAGAATCCTATATGGGTAGGTTAGAGGAATGGAGAAAAAAGTTTTATGCTGCCATGGACGATGGTGTGACTGAACAAGAGTATAACGATTTAAAAGAGGAAGGGCAACAGATTGCTGATGATATGAAAGCCGAGCGTGAAGCAATGGCTGATATGTTTGGTTGGAAATCTGAATCTTCTTCGCAGGAAGCAACTGCTAAAGGATTTCAAGCTATGTCTCAAGACACCGGCGAAGAACTTAACGGACGTTTTACTGCTTTACAGGTAGCGGGAGAAGAAATAAGGAACCAATCCATTAAGCAGACTGACTTACTTTCATCCATTAACGAAAAGATATCATTGCTTAACTTGACAAATGAGGATATTCCAGGATTGACGGCTAATATACCTGATATTGCAGGACAGACGGGAGAAAGTATCACAAGCAGTTACCAGCCACAAATGCAGATCATATTCCCAACAGAAGGCTTAGAAGTATTGGCTGATAAGATGTCGAGTATGGAAAGAATAGTAGATGAGATGCGTGTTATTCAAATAGAGAAGTTTACTGATGTTGCAGAAGGGATAAATAGAATGACTAAGAATGCTCCTGTGATGAATACTAAGTTAGATAATATAAATGAAAACATTAAAAAGGTATTATAATTATGAGCGGAGATTTATTAATTAATGGGAAGGATGCTTTCGATGAATGGGGAGTAAATATGGGAGATAGTTTCTTAAACACACTTTTAACTCCTCCACCTGTAAAGGAGTATTGTGAGAATAAAAGTAGGTTGGAGGATGGGAAAAAAGTTCTTTTAGGGAATAAGAAAGATGATGAAAGAGACATATCTCTTACATTTACTATTCAGGGAGAAAATCAGAGTGATTATATTTCAAAATATAAGGCGTTTATGAAAGAAATGTCTTCAGGTCTGGTTAGTATCAATGTACCGATACTTGGTGGTGATGTTTATCATGTGTATTATAAAAATGCGACATCATATGCAATGAGTTTGGATCGTACTTTCTCAAATATTGTAATGAAAGTATGCGAACCTAATCCTTCTAATCGTAGTTAGCCAAGTTTTGCGAACCAAATCCTGTTAAAAGAATTTAATTTACGACATTGATCGCATTGTCGTGTATCGAAGCTCTATTTTTTAGGGCTTCCCCTTTTTTTCTCCGAACTTTGGTGTCATGATACACATCAAAGATATATCTGGAAATATTATATTATCAGTTTCGATCTCTCAAGAGTGTGAACATGTAGAGGAACTGATGAAATCAGACTACATACAACTGTCATGGAGTTCTGATAATAGTGATACTATTCCTGCCGGAAGTTATATCGAATATAAGGGTGAGAAGTATTCTCTTCTTGAACCTTATTCTCCTAAGCAAAAAGATGAAGCGGAGTTTACTTATCAGCCACAGTTCCAATCTAAGATAATGATATGGGGTAAGACTCCATTCTTTATGTATACATATGTAGATGATGTGATAACTAATCGTGAACCCGATTGGAGTCTTACTGATAATCCCGCTAACTTTATGTCTGTTGTGGTGGATGCCATCAAGAATGAGACAGGTGAGATTTGGACTTATTCGGTTGAGTCGTCATTGCCTGCATCCACGACTCAATCTTTTCAGTCTATTGATATATTTTCTGCATTAAACCAGATTGCAAATACTTTTGAAACGGAGTGGTGGGTAGATAAGGTTAATAAGGTGATCCATCTTTCTAAAGCGTCTCATGGTGATCCTGTAGTTTTGGAAGTAGGTGAAAATGTAAACACTCCCTCTGTGACTTCCAGTAAGGAAGGATATTATACCCGTTTTTATGCTTTTGGTTCTACTAGAAATATTGTACAAGATTATAAAGGGGCTAACGTAAATAACCTTGTAAACAAACGTTTGACTCTTGATCCTGTTAAATATCCGGGGGGATATAAAGACATACGCGACAATCTTTCATCGGATGAGATATTTAGTAAGGTTCTTATACTTGATGATATATACCCATCTTCTAAATTGAAGATAAGTGATGTACGTGTACGATTGATGTGGACAATAGATCCGGATACAAAAGAGAAAGTACAGATTGGTACAGACAGCGAGGGGAATCCGATATATGATCAATATGCCATTTGGTATTTTCAGATTCCTGGATTTTCCTTTGATAATACTGCGTATGATAAAGATACCAATCCGCAAGGAATGCTTATTCCCGGGAAAAGGTTGTCTGCTCATTTTCAAGATGGTCCTCTTTCCGGACGTGAATTTGAACTGAAGTATCATGATAAAGCTGAATCTGTAGATAGTGCAGATGGAGCTCCTATTCAGATAAAGAAAGGAGATTATGAGATTCTTTTTGTTAAAGAGGATTCTCTTGTAATCCCTATGATAAACAACCTTGTTCCGGCTGATGGTAATGAAATTGTTCTTTTCAATATCCGCATGCCGGAAGAGTATACTACATCGGCTTATTTAGATTTAGAGTCAGCTTTAAACAAGGAGATTGAACGCCTGTCGTCTGACTTGAACAATTATCAATTCAACTCTAATCCTGTAGCTTTTGATAATTCTAATCCAAAATTATCATTAGGTCGAAATATTACCTATAAAAATGGTACTTATTCTTATTCAACTCGTGTTATAAAACTAGTTACAAAGTTAGACTTTGAAATTGAGCAGACTATTACAGTTGGTAATGAACAGATAAAAGGTAACACGCAAGAAATAAAAGAGGAAATAGCTTCCGCTAATAAAGATATCAATTTGTTAGCTATCTTGAATAGTACTACAAATTCTTTGACTCAGGCTTATAGTCGTACCCAGCAATTGATGCTTGAAGGTTTTGCATCTATTAAGGACATGTGGAAATTTGATCCCGATAATGCTGATACGATTTTTTCAAAGTATAATGTTTACTCAAAAAAAGCTTTGTCTGCTAAGGGATTGGCTGAAGGTTCTGGTGGAAGTGGCGGTGGTGCTTCTGCTCTTTATCAACTTGTAGATGTCATACCTAATTCTGCCGGTACAGGAGTCGAAGGTGCACAAGATCGTTTTACTCTTATCTATGATGCTTTAGCTGGCAAATGGAAAGCAGGAGAAGCTGGATTGAATGAAAACCAACTTGCTTCCTATCTGTCTACAAACAACTATGCCAAGAAATCAGATATTCCCTCGTTGGCCGGATATGCTACAGAAAAGTGGGTTACGGACAAAGGCTATCTCGTAGCTACTGCATCCGATAAAGCAAACTGGAATGCGGCCTACGGTTGGGGCAATCATGCTTTATCTGGCTATGCAAAACAGGCAGATCTAAAGACTGTTTCGGATAAGCTAAACAGTTTTTTGTCCGGAGAAAGTATATCGGATACCATCGATAACTGGAAAGAGTTTCAGAAGGTATTCGAGAACTTCCCCGATTCTGCCAACATGGTTGAACTCCTTCGGGGAAAAGTAGATATCACAACCTCCGTTAGGGCCGGTACAGGTCTTACTGGTGGTGGACCATTGTCTAAAGACATCACACTCTCATTAGGTGAGACTGGTGTTTCTGTCGGAACATATACAAAACTAACTGTTGATAAGTATGGCCGTGTTACTTCCGGCACATCTTTGATTGCATCTGATATTCCGTCTTTAGCAATCAGTAAGATCACAGGGCTGCAAGACTCTTTAAATAGTAAACTAAACTCTAATGATTTTCAGAGTAAGTTTGACGCAGCCATAGCAGCCTGGTTTGTACGCGATGAAGGTAATAAGGGAATTCGCCCTGCTGCATATCAAGGTGAAGAGGTCGGGTTCTACAGTAACACTTATCTTTCTGCAAAAGGTCGTGCAGCCGGTTCCGGTGGTGGCGGAGGAGGTGCTTCTGCGTTATACCAGTTGTTAGATGTTATTCCTAATGCATCCAGTACGGGAGTTGAGGGGGCTGTCGATAAAAGTGTATTGACTTTTGATGGGACATCCGGGAAGTGGAAAGCAGCCAAAGGGCTTGATGAAGCCGCATTGGGAGATTATTTAACCACCAATAAATATGCAACCCAAGGTTGGGTATCAAGTCAAGGATATCTTACCCAGCATCAATCTTTGGCAAACTATGTTACGCTAAATACTGATCAAAATATTACAGGTATTAAAACTTTTGTTGGTAATAATTTTAGTTTTTATCATACAGATGGTAATTTGAATATAGTACAAAAATCTTCTTATACAGGTGGTTGGGCAAGAGGTCTTAATTTTAAAAATGATAATGATGCTCAATACGCTGTTATTGGTGGATATGGAAACGCAAATACATTTAATTATGTATATATTGGACAATCTTATGATAGTAGATGGATTACATTTGCTTCAACAGGTGTAAAAAGTAGTGTAGATTTAGAAGCTACTAAATTTAAGAAAACTGGCGGTACTTCTGCTCAGTTCTTAAAGGCTGATGGAAGTATAGATAGCAACTCTTATCTGACAACTGTTTCTGCATCTTCTACTTATGTACGTAAAGCAGGAGATATCATGACCGGTGCTTTGACTGTTCCCAATCTTGTTATAAGTAGTACTGATGGAGTGAAACATATTGCTTTCAGTAGAGGTAGTTATAATTATATAACAACTCCTGCAAATTCTTTATTAGCTTTTGTAATGAATAATAAGGTTACTGATCCTAATAATGCAGATTTCATCATTACAAACAACGGTATATATTCCGGAGGCACGGGAATTGTTACCAATGGAACTAATGCCCACAGATGGTCTAACGTATATTCTGTTCTTGGTAATTTTAGTGGTGTTATTACAGCAGGTAGTCATATAAATGCTGTTGGAAATATAAATGCTGATGGTACTATTACTTCTGGAAGAGATGTTGTAGCTAATAATTATATAAAATCAACAAATGGTTGGTTTCAGAATGATGTTGCACAAGCAGGATTATATAATAAAGCTGGTGATGCAAGATGGATGTGGAATGGATCATATTGGTATGCAGATAAATCAATATATAGTACTAATCTTATAAAAGGTAAAACATTTGAATCTTATGTTTCTACTGGTACTGCGCCACTTGTTGTTGCTTCTTCTACTTTAGTAAAAAATCTTAATGCTAATTATGTAGGAGGCTATGACTCTGGTCGATTATTAAGAACAAAAGCAATAGGTTCAAGAGTTGATTATGAAAAATATGTTATTCTTCTATTTCAAACAGAAGAAATAGCTAATCATAGATTAGACGGTTATTTTTATACATCAACTAATGGAAGTAATAGATATTATAGAACAGATGTTAGTATATGGCATTCTCGATGGAGTAGTACAGGACAGGATGGTACTTATTCATGCATAAATAAAAATTATCAAGAAGGTGGACTTAAATTAATAACTGTTACTTATCAAGGAAAAGAATGGGTTGCAATGGATAGTGCAAATGCATCTATTCAAGCTAAAAGTATATATTTTGCTGGTGATTGGAGCAGTAATGTACAATTTACTCTTGTTAGTTATTATAAAGTTGCTTCTTCTACTCCTGCTGCTGTACTTAATTCTGAAATTAATGATTCAAGAAAAGATTTAGCTTCTGATAATATACAAGTCGGAGGCGAAACTGTTGCCTATCTTAGTAGTAACGTAGCAAGTGCAACTAAGTTACAAACTGCAAGAAAGTTATGGGGACAAAGTTTTGATGGTACAGGTGATATTATAGGAGAACTTAAAAGTGTTACAAGAATTAGCAATGCAACTAATTCTAATTTATTCTTAGGTAATAGTGATGGTACTGGATGGGTACAACCAGGAAATATATGTGCTTCTACTGGTACTAATTATTGGTCTATAAGAACAACAGGAGTTGGACATTTCAGAAGAGTAAATTTAGGTGATGTAGAAAATGATGACTCAAATTATAGATTAGCCATAGCAGGAAATGTATATATAAATGGTCATATAATATCTCCATTTTATCGTATTAATTATAGTAGTACTAATCCTTATTATGGTATTACTAAAGATAATGTAACAGCTTATTTTCAATTATATGACACTAAAGCGTATGTAGGATTTGGAATTAATGGAGCAATTAATATAACTCAGGATGGTAAGGTAGGTATCGGTATAGGCACAACAAATCCTTCTTACAAATTACATGTTGCTGGTACTGGATATTTTAGCGGTTCTCTTACAACATCTGGAAATATTGCAACAGGAAGTAATGATGGTGCGTTTGTAAGAATTGGAAATGTTTATCTCCAATATGATGCAACAAACAATGCTATCAAAGTTGTAAAATATGATGGTACTTCTGCCAATTTATATGCAACTGGTGGACTTTCAGCTAAAGGTTATGCGCCCGGGTCAGGTGGCGGAGGCGGTGGAGGACTTATTCAGAACGTCTATGGCTATAATGATTTGGGCAAAACATATAGCAATGCAGACCTTGATAATACATTCAATGCCTATACTATCAATCAGCTTGCAACGCGAATAACTTCATTGGAAGGTGGCAGTGCAATGACCTTTAATACAACAGGTACAGGAGAGTTCTTTAGTGCAGTAAACAAGAATGGCACAACTGTTACGTTTACAAAGAGTACTCCTAATTATATCAAATCTTCTACAACTGAAAGAGATATAAAACCTAATTCAACAGGTAGTGGCTTGCTTAAATTATATTTTGTAACTGGTTCTAATGTTGGATTAACAGGTGGTTATGCTGACGCTTTGTTTTTAAACAGTTATGTAGATAATTCAGGTGGTGGAACTAATCTTATCACTTTTGATAAACGTAATGGTGAAATGGCTATTCACTATCAAGCGTTCGGGGCTACTGCATGGGGCACTCGTCGTGTTGTTCTTGACAGTGGTAATTTTGCTAATTATGCTCCTACGAAAACTGGTGGTGGAGCTTCTGGTACATGGGGAATTAATATTACAGGGAATGCTAATTCTGCTACTTCGTTACAAAATATTAGATATATTGGTATTTCAGGTGGAGCAACAGGTTCTAAAACTTCGTTTAATGGAACATATGATATAACTATACCTGTAACAAAGATTGATCCTTCTAAATCGTATTATGAAAATGGTAAACTTCTGATAAAGAAAGTTGTCGCTCAATATATAACTGATACTAATGATAATATTGGAATTATAAAAATTACACTTCCTACTGGTTGGTCAGCATCAATGATGGGAATTGAAATTGATGTATATCAATATGCTGGTAATATTGGATATTCAAAAATACTTGTTGGAGGATATAATTATAATGGTAGTTCTGCTTGGATTAATACATCTGTTTCAATATTAGGAAGTTATGATTATAAAGTAAGATTAGGTTATGATGGTTCTAAATGTTGTATATTGTTAGGAACAACTACTTATAATTGGCATTATCCAAAAGTAGTAGTAAGAAATATAATGTCTGGCTATACCGGATATATGGCACTTAATGGTGATTGGTCTACATCTTTTATTACAACAGAATCTGGATTAAGTAGTATCGTAGAACCTGTTGTAAATACTGGTATGACTGTTGGAACAGCAAGAAGTTGTTCCGGTAATGCCGCTACTGCTACTAATATTTCTAATAGAGGAACAGTTACGTTAGCTACTGCTACTGAAAATAATGCCATAACTATAACACAACCTTCTTATACAATAAATAAACCTGTTAAACTTTTAAACTTTAATTGGTATAATGATGTATGGAGTATTGGAAATATTAGAAATGGTGATGCTACAAGTGCAGGATTAGGTATTTTTGAGAAAGGTTCAGAAATAGCTAAATTTGCTATTAATGCTTTACATGTACCAACTTTAGTTATTAGAAGTCAAAATCAAGTAAGTCATATAAAATTTACAAGACCTAACCTAAATTATATAACTTGTGATACTTCTGGTCTTATTGGATTTGTAACTAATGGTAAAGACCCAAATGCAGCAAATTCGGATGTCATTATAAGTGGTGACAGAATATATCCCGGAACTCATAACTTAGTTGCTAATGGCACGGATGCCAATAGGTGGAAAAATGTTTATTCGGTATTAGGTAACTTCAGTGGCGCAGTAACAATGAGCGCAGGATTAAATGTTACTGGAAGTATTGTTTTAGCAACAGATTGGGTTAGATTTAGTAAAATCAACATTGGGTTATATAATACACAAGGTGACGCAAGATTTGTTTATGACGGAACTTATTGGAGAGCAGACAAGCATATTTATAGTACTAATAATATGTTGGCCAATCAATTTGTTTCAAATGTGGCCACAGGTGCTGCTCCGCTTATAATATCTTCTACTACTAAGGTAACAAATCTTCATGCTGACTTATTAGATGGTTATCATGCAACTACAAGTTCTTCTGCAAGTACTATTGTGGCAAGAGATAGCAGTAAATATGTTTATCTAAATTATATTAATAGTGATACTGGTAGAGGTGAAAATGGTGTATTAGATCAATTCATATGTACTAATAGTTCTGATAATTTCTATCGTAAATATAGTAGAGATTATGTAAGAGTACGATTAAATGATTTTATTAATAATTGCAAGACATTAGATTTAACTTCATTGGATCAGAACACTTATTACCCGTGTAGTGTCACTATTAATGCCAAAGAACCTACTACCATTAATATCTTTGTTTCTCTTAACAGTGGTAGTAAACCATCATGGTCTACACATACGAACGGTTTTACCATGAATTTAAGTTGGCAAGTGCTTGGCGGTGGATGGGGAACTACTGCAATTCAGAGAAAAATATTTAATTACTATGTTTCCAGTGTTACTACCGGTGTTCAACCTTGTGGTGGAATTGAACAAAACGCATATGCATCTACTGAGATTGTTTACTTAAGAGGTGGGGCTAAGTATTTATATACGATAAGCAACTCAACTTCTGCTATCGCTATAAATACAAACGGATACAGTTGGTCAAGCGGCAATTATAGTTATTCTGCTCCTACTATGTCTGCACCTAAGAAACACCCTTCATTATGTTATGAATCAAATTCTATGTTAGGGTCTTATAATATTTATTGTGCATACTTACAAGTTGATGATATTAAGGTTAATGGTACTGTTACGGCTGCAACGTATAAGTCTGGAAAAAGCATGTTTCAGGACGGGCAACTGGAATTATCAGGTGCAACTCCTTACATTGATTTTCACTACAATAATTCTACGGCTGACTATACACACAGAATTATTGCCGCGACAGCTAATAGGATGGATATCACAACCAACTTGCAGGTCAATGGAGTTCTTTCTACCAATGCAGCTTATTTAGAAACGTCTAATCCCGGATTTAAGACGGGTAATGTTATATTCAGAGCTACCAATACTAATATTGCAGAGATATCTTCTTATAATGCTGAACTGATATTTAGTGGTGGTGGGACAATGGCAGTCAATGTTAGAGCGAGTGGTGCCGGGAGAACTATTCCGACAAAATGGAATTGGCATAAAGGTGCTGCTAATACATGGGCTGATTTTGAGATAGGTCTGCTTACAACCCATGCATCTGCGCATTTAGGTGGAGATGTTACTATAACAGATGATCTTAACGTTAGTGGTAGTACTACATTTGCAGGACATGTAATAGCTGGAATGGGATTAGATGTAATTGATCTTGCATACTTGCAGGATGGTTTACAAGTTGATGGCGACTCATATTTTAATAGTGATGTTACTATTAATGCTAATTTAGGCATGAGGGGTACTATTGATTTAATAGGCGGAACAATCCGGGGTGATTCAAAAAGTAAAATAATATGTGATGGTATCGGCATTTCAGCAGGCAATAAAGAATCTGGATGTATAATTTCCGGTAATCCTAATGCATGGAATATTGTTTTGGATCAAAATGATATTCAGGCAAGAAATAATGGCGCATGGAGTATCTTATACATTAATGATTATGGCGGTGATGTATCCATTACAAATTCAAGTGCTACTTATAGTGCTAAGATACTATCTACAAAAGCTTCTACAAGTTATACCACAGGAGCTTTAACAGTAGGAGGTGGTGTAGGTATTGGTGGAAGTATCTATGCAAAAAACAATATCATTGCAAATGGTGCTATTACGGCAAAAGAACCTTCTACCTCAGATATTCGATTGAAAAATAATATCAGAGATTTCAATGCATCTCTTATTTTAAAGGAAATAGGTAAGCCGTTTACTTTCGAGTGGAACAGTCTTGCAAGAGAGCTTAACTCTAATTTAAGCAATGAGCATCAGAACTTTGGAGTATCAGCGCAACGCGTTAAAGAAGTATTACCCGGGTTTGCATTCGAATGTTATGAAGGTGGATATTTGGGAGTGAAATACGATAGGTTCATGCCTATTGTTATGGCTGCACAACTTGAAACTATGGGAGAAGTAGAGATGCTAAAACGAGAAATAAAGGAACTAAAGGATAGAATAAAGGTGTTAGAAGAAAGGAAAATGATATGATAAAGAATGGAATTATTATTGGTCCAATTAACCCGGAAGATCCATATCGCGTATTAGGTGTTGGGCAGTATAACGGCTGGTGGGATATAGGTTATATTTGTTCTAACCACCATGGACGTATAAACATGTGGAGTAGATATAAGCCTGTTTCTTTAAGAACTATGTACGTTTCAGATACATTTAACAATGAAACAATGAGATGGGCGGAAGTCCCATATACCGGCATTGATAAATGGAATAATAATCCGTGGTTTTATGGATCAAATCAAGATCATGTTTTTACTGTTCCTTTTATTTCGGAATTAAAAGAAATTGGTGCTGATGGAGTTCAAAAAGAAGATACGATATGGACATATAATCCTCCATATGGAGGTGATTGGAGTCCATATAGAATAGACGATTTTTTAGGGTATAACCATTATGCTAAAGTTCCAATAAGTACATGGATGGCTAATGATATTAAATTCAATAAGAGATTTCTTGCGAGTATATCAGAAACGGATACCGACAACTATAATGGTGAGTTTACATTTAGTGAGATTTTAAATTTTGCATTTAATAATCAACCTATATATGCAGGAATAGGTATTTGGAACAAAACGAGAAACCTCCTGACTGGATTTGTGAAAAAAGAACCATTAGGAGATCAAACGGGGGCAGGAGAATTTTCATTAGACCCAATGAGTGGCGAGTTAATTGAAAACGGAGGTTTTTCGCAACTTGTAAGAGTAAATGATATAGTTGATGTATATCTGTTTTTGTCACAATCGGCAGGAGATACGGATGTAGCAACGACTACTAAACTAAGTGCATACCTCGATAAAAGTTGTATTTGTTACAGAAGATTTACAGTGGGTTATGATTACTTATATGTGACAGTTAAATTCCATTTTGGAACACTAATGGTAGATATTGCCAGAAATGTAAATTATTATTTAAACAATTATGATAACGAAGGCAATGGTACTATTTATAAGATATCTCAATTTATAACTGGAATACATGGGTCTTTCATAGCTGAAAGAACGCAAAAAAGTGATTATCGTACATTTAGTATTGTAAGTCAAGGTACAGCAAAAGGAATCAGAGCGGATGGGACAACCTTTGATGCTTCAAGTTGTCCAGATCTATCATTTCTTACATTAACAGATGGAAATTTCAATAATGCTAATTATACCCGTCAGTTTAGCGGTTCTGGTGAAGCTCGTTTTATTGCATATAGATCACTTTCTGACGCACGGAATATGGTTAATGGTTTCACATTAAATGGAATACCTATTTATGATAGAATTGAATATAACGGGGATGAGTATGATGATGTCGGCTCATTGAGTAATAGAGTTGTAAAATTAGGTTGTAGAGGATTTAGCAGTCTACAGTACACCATACTCACATATGAAAGTACTGATAGTAATAATATTTTATATCAGGATTAATAACAGGTGTAATAAGATTTTATTATAAATATTTAATTAATTAAACTAAAGAAACAATGAATGTAACAAAAGGTAAGACCATCAGCGAAAAGTATAGTTTTAATGGTCAAGAAGGCGGATTTAAACTGAGTGCTGACTGTGAAAGTAGAGAAGGTGTATTAGCAGTCGTTGAAAACGGAACAATAGTCAATGCTGCAAATGTCCAGATTGGATCGTTTAACCAGCGCGATCAAACACTGAGCACAAATTTCTACGATTCCTCTCAGGCAGTTCCTGCTATTAGTGCAATAACAGGGTTTATTACCGCTGTCGAAGAACAGTTCGCAGCTGAATTGTAAACAAAGTAATTAACCGGGGCGGTCCTGTATCGCCCCACTTTAAAAAGAAGAATTAATCAATTAAAATATAAAGTTATGAAATACGCAGAAATTTTCAACAAAGCAGCTATCGTTAGAAACATTCCTCTGATATGTGAAGGAAGAGAGTTACCTTCCGGCATGAATGCCATTGTGGTTTTAACCCGTGTACAGTATGATAAGCATATGCATGCTTTTGAAGAAGAGATGAAGGATGTTCTGAAAAGCTTGAAAAAAGAAGGATTCGACGAGCGCTCTGAAAGACAGGATCGCCTGAAAGACATTGATTCCCGTGCAGAAGCCGCGAAGAAATGGAAAAAGGGCGATAAAGATGAAAATGGCAATCTTATCGAGAAACCGGCTGCACCAACTCCGGAAGAGCTTAAAGAAGCTGAAGAAATTCGTAAAGAGAAAGATGCCTATGACGAGGAGCTGGAAAAACTGAACTCAGACTACGGTGAAGCTCATGATAAGAAAATGGAGGAAGAGATCAAATTCGATGAACGTAAATTCACTGCTGAACAATTTGAGTCGATCATTAAAATGATCGGTATTGAAGGTGATATCGAGGTTAATGGAAATAAAATACCTAAAACTCACTTCATTAACATGATTGGGGCCTTGTTCGTAGAATAATCTTTCGTTGCCTGGTCTATGACCGGGCAACAATTAATACAATAAGCGATGGGATTAAATGACTGGCTGGCAATTATCGGAGCTATAGGAGGTAGTTCTACGATCACATGGTTAATCACTTTCTGGGTGAATCGTAAGACGAATGCCCGGAAAGAAGACGCTTCTGCTGATGGAATGGAGATACAGAATCTATTGAATATTATCAATGCTCAGTCATCGCAGATTGATAATCAGGAGAAACGGATGGCTACCAGAGACGCTAAGGTTGATTTCCTTTATTCTGAGAATAATAAGTTGCGTTCAGAACAACTTGAATTGATAAAGGATAGGCATGAACTTGAACTACGATTAAAAGAGGCCGAGATAAAGAAGTGTGATGTGAGAGGGTGTGTTAACCGGCAGCCACCGAGTGATTACTAATTAATAAGAAAATAGAGACATGAATAAAATAGACTCCATTATTATCCACTGCTCGGCCACACGTGCCGGGCAGGATCTGCGTGTAAAAGACATTGATCGTATGCACAGACAGAGAGGATTCGCTCAGATCGGTTATAACTTCGTAATTGATCTCGATGGTACTGTAGAGAACGGTCGCCCACTCTCTATTGATGGTGCACACTGCAATACGAAAGGATTCTCCGGGGTGTCATACAACAAACATAGTATTGGTATCTGCTACATTGGCGGACTGGATGCAAACGGACATCCAGCAGACACTCGTACCGAAGCACAAAAGAACGCCCTTCGTGATCTTGTAGCCAAACTATGCAAAGAGTACGATATCATTGAGCTATTGGGCCACCGGGATACATCTCCCGATCTTAATGGAAATGGTGAGGTTGAACCGGCAGAATATGTCAAGGCTTGCCCGTGTTTCGATGTACGTAGTGAATTCAGTAACTTTTTGCGTAATACAGTAGTGAAACCATGAAAGCGTTACCCTGGGTTTTAGTAACATTGTTGCTGATTGCTTGTGTGACAGCTTGGTTCCGTCCACTCAAGTCTTTACCTGCAGAAATCAAGACCGAGACAAAGATAAAGACGATTGTCAAGGTTGATACATTATTGATTCCTTCCCCTATGGTGCCTCTATTAATCATTAGGTTGACAGATACGATGCATGTAGGTGATACTGTGATTCATCGTGAACAAGCATATTATGAGGATAGTCTTTACCGGGTATGGGTGTCCGGTTATCGTCCGAGACTGGATAGTATGCAGGTATTTCCGAGAACTGTGTACCAAACGGTAACAAATGATATTTATCATTCTATTATACCGAAGAAAAAACGTTGGGGGATTGGATTACAGGCTGGATACGGTTATCCGCATGGTTGGTATATCGGTGCAGGCATTAGTTACAACTTATTTATGTGGTAATTGTTATATATGTATAGAAGCTTACTTGTAGCGACAAGTGGCAAAGCCTCAGTTTTTTTGAATTGGGGCTTTTTATGTATGACGGGCATGCCATACATCTGTGGTGAAAGTCCATGTGGGACGTAGTTGCCAACGAACCCCTA